ACAGATGATCTTAAAACTACTCTATTAAATCCTGTTTCATTGGAAATGAATGAAGATGGAACTGTTGCTTACATAGTAGATCCTCCTAATAATAAAGTTTATAGATTTGATTTACAATTTTCTACTACACCTCCAGAGTTAAATTACAGTATAAATATCGGTGGATTAGGAACTTCATTTGATAATAATAAATTCAATTCTCCTTCAGAAATATCATATGCTTCAGGAAGATTATATGTATTAGATTATAATAATGATTGTATTAAACAATATAATTCACTGTTAAATTGGAGATATACATATAGAAATCCTATTTTTGAAGTAGAACAACCAATTACAATAGCAGCACATCCTAAATTTAATATGTTGTATGTGTTAACAGATAATAAAATTATATATATTTTTGATGATTTATCATCTGATTATATAGCATCATTCAACATAAAGGAAGTAGTTGGAGATGTAATAAAAATGTCTTTTGATGAATCTGGGGATTTTATATACATACTAACTACTAATAATGTTTACAAATACTCTCCTTCTGGATATTATATTACTACTTTAATAGTATCAAAATCTATTTTAAATTTTGTGAGCATTAAAAAAGCTAGTAATCGTTCTATGCTTTTAATAACAAAAAACAGTGTAATAAAAATACAAGATATTCTATCTGTTTATAGGATAGGTGGAGGAATTCATTCCGAGTATTGGTCAAAAGATCAATTATTGATAGATAGAAATGAGTTTTCATCTGATATCAATTATAATAGAAGTTTAATAAGAATGGGGCAAAATATTAAAACATTTAGAAAAACTTTAAATTATAAATTGGTATTGGCTACAGAACAAACGAGCAATGGTATTGTTACATATTTTGCAAAAGCACCTATATCATACACCGAACTTCCAATGTTTGATGATACTATAGAGTTAGATTCTATAGGAGTAGGTATAAATGAATTACATGTTCCTCAGACAATTAATAAAGAATTAATAAAACTCCAAAATGCTTTAATGAGTTTAAAAGATTTTTTAGATATTAAACAATTGACGTTAGAAAACTCTAAACTTTTAGATAAATGTGGAGGCGAATTTTGTTGGTCATGGGGTGCTATGAGTTGTTATAATTTTAAATTACCAGTAATTCGTATTTGTAACATAAATCCAATTACATATGAAGAATTAGAAAATAATTCTATTACTGTTTATGCTCCCAATAAAAGTTGGAATTTAGCAACTTCTGATTGTTGTAGTAAAGTACCAACGCCATTTACCGGATTAAACTGTTCATTTTAATAAAATATTAAGATGTATAATATAAGTATTTGTAAGTTCAAAAAAGTGACCTATAAAATAGGTTCCAATATAAATATTGTGACTTGAGAATAATATGAGTAATAGATTTCATTCAAAATGGCATAGACGTAATCACCATACCTACGGTAATGGTAGCAATCCAGATGCAGGGCATGATCCAATAGCTAGTCAACAGCAACCCTTTCTTGGGGAATTTGTTTTATCTGGCTCTTTAAGTGCAGTTGCACCTTTAAGTGCATATGCTGCTTTTTTATACACAGATAATACAGCACTTTGTGCATATGCTGGAATCAGGGGAGCATTGATACATAGTGAAGGATATTTGGGTGCTGAGATTTGGAGTACCAAATCTACTGCTATTTCTTCATATGCTCCAAAAGTTTCAATAGAAGCAGCATCTCCAATGAGGGCATTGAGTGCTTTTGGTGGTTATATTGCGGGTGAATTTTACTCAAGCATAAGAGCAATATCTGCAAATGCACAATTTGTTGGTATTGATGTTTATAGTCCTAGAAGAGCATTATCCGCACTTGGAGGACAAATTGCCTTAGAAGCAGTTTCTCCAATGAGAGCATTGAGTGCTTTTGGTGGTTATCTAGGATTAGACGTTTATTCAAATTCAAGAGCTATTTCTGCTTATGGACAAATCGTTGGTGGAGAATTTTATAGTCCAAGAAGAGCATTATCCGCATATGGTGGACAAATTGGAATAGAAACATTTTCTCCAAATTGGGGATTATCAGCATGGGGTGGATATGTAGGAATTGAATCATATTCAAATAACAGAGCGGTATCTGCTTATGGACAAATCGTTGGTGGAGAATTTTATAGTCCAAGAAGAGCATTATCCGCATGGGGTGGAACTGTTGGATTAGACGTTTCCTCACCTTATTGGGGTGTTAGTGCTTATGGTGGATTGATGGCCATTGGTGCATATTCTGATAATGTTGCATTGTCTGGTTATGGTGCATTAACTGGTCTTAAAATCGAAGGTGGAACTGTTGGTGGTATGTTTCATAGTCCATTCATATCACTTTCAACTGGTGGTGGTGGAATAAATGTATTTAATAGTAGAACAGGAATATACAAAACACCAGAAGATTATTACGGACTTTCACAAAGAGGACAAGTAGTTCTTGATGTTGGTGGTGATGTTTGGATTAACGGAAGCACTACTATAACAGGAGATCTTTCTGCATTAGGAAGTATTTCATATCTTGATACTAAGGTTCAAATAACAAGTTCATTACTTGTTAATAATGCTGGTACAGATGCAGCAACTACAATAATTCAAACAGGTGCTCAACCAATTTTACAATGTTTTGATCAAGATATCGATGCTCCTCATACAAAAGCAGCTTTGATGGTTGATGGTGCATCTAATGGATGGATTGGCTTTGGTGTTAATACACCTACTGCTCCATTTAATATTGTTAAAGACAATAGTGCTTCTGAATTAGGAAGTTCCGATCAACCACATGTTAGAATATATGATGGAACTACTAATAAAATTATTATTGGTACATATGGAACTAATAATAGCGGATCCAATCCAGGTGCTGCAACAAATCCATATATAGGAACAGAAAATGCAGCACCATTTGACATTTATACAAATAATCAACAAAGAATATCCGTGTTATCAAATGGAAATGTTGGAGTAAATGCTACAACACCAACTGCTAAAATGGCAATATTAGGAGATAGTAACGGAACAACTGCATTATCTGCATGGGGATCTGCTTACGGTGCTATTATTGCTGGTGGAATTACAAACATAAATTATGATGGTGGTGGTTCTACATACATTAATACAAACAATACAGTTGCAACTAATGTTGGTATTGGAAATACTTCAACTACATTAACTACTCTTGGAGTTACTACGATTAATAATAATGCAGGAACAAATACAACAGATATAGCAACTGGAACAACTACTGGTACCGTAAACATAGCAACAGGACAAGGTAGTATTAATGTTGGTAATAATACTGTTGGTGTTACTACAACTCTAAACGGTGCTACCATAAATGTAAATGGAACAAGTGTTAATATAGGAACGGCATCCACATCAACTTTAAATATTGGAACTCAAACTGGTTTAGCAACGACACAAGGAAATAGTACTGGTAATCATACATTAAATAGTAACAACTTAACTGCTCCTAATCAAGTTGTTGGTTCAGACTCTTCTGTTTTAACAAGATCTGCTGGAGATACTAGATATCGTCCAACCGTATATAATAATACATTATCTTCTGCTAACAGTACAACAACACTAGCAAATACTGTTGGTGGTATAACATTGGAAGCTAATACTACATATGAGGTAACAGCAGTTGCCGTTATAGGTGTAGTTGGAAACTTCCCTGGCTCTCCGTCTAGTCCAGATATAGGAAGCAAGGTTGCATTTGAAGGTGATGGTACATTGACATTTGTACATTATTTTATGGATGAAATGTCTTATACCTCTACATCTCCAACATCTCCAACAAATACAACATATTCGGGTGCTCCTAATAGTTCTAGTATGTCAGCAAATACTACTACTATAACATCATCCTCTGGAGCAACAAATTATCATAGAAGAAGAATGACATTGAGAACAGGAACAGGAGGAACTCTTTATTTGAAAAATGCTGTTAAAACGGCAGGTGGAACTAATAATTCAACTCCAACAACTGGTTCTTTCATCTTTGCTAGAAAAATAGTATAAAATACTATCTATTTTAATATTTTTCATTAAATATTACTAATGAATTCTAAAACACTTTTTGTTAATGCCTTACCGAGTGTGGGATTTACGTCTACAGCACCGTTTGAATTGACATTAAATCCGTCTGCATTAAATCCATTTTCAAAAATATATAAAATAGAATATGATTTTGGAGATGGATTTATATTTGAACAAAAATTGACTTTAGATTCTAATAAAATTACTAATTCTGTTACACATGTTTATCATTTAACAAGTAGTTTTATTGGAACATTTAATGTTAATGTTAAAACATATTTAATAAACAAAGCACTTCCGGTTTCATATGGATTTACTTTGAGATTAAATGCACCTACGCTAGAATCAATATCTAATCCAAATACAGCAGTACCAGCACTTTTAGATGAACTCCATTTAATAGGATCTAGGATGTTTGGATTTAATAATGAATTAGTTTATATTTTTGAAAGCATAAATCCAAATTATACTTTACCAGTATCTGTGATATGGAACGATAAAAAAGATATTACAATAACAACAACAAATAAAGAACTATCATTCTTTGAAATTGTAGAACAGGGTGTTGGTAATCGTCCGTATAAATTATTGGCTCCTTTTGAAAATGAATTAGTTACTAGCATA